CTACATTTTAACAATATCAAAATCATTTAACAGAGAAAATTTCGAAAATGACACCGAAAGAGTATATCGTCACTCCGTACTTCATGAATAAGTTGGCAGAGATCAAGACTGATCCGCCAAGGAAAGATTTTTACAGAATGGACACCAATATCATCATGCCAGAGCCTGAGATACTGAGAGAAGGGGAGTATATCCTCATTATGGAATCTGATCACGAGAAAAGATTTTCAGTGGCCACACCGCACCCTGGTCGATCGAAATTTACAATTCAAGATGTGGAACATCTGCCCCATGATATGGTTCTATCTTACTTAAGAGTTATAGAAAAAGATCTTCCCTTCAAGAACTTCTTTCCTAGATGTGATGACTACAATGATAACTCTTCACCTGATCTCATTTACAAGGATCAAGATACTTCCATCTTTATTGAGGTTGGCACTACTCAAGGAAACACAGATTCTACATATGATAGAAAAATGAGAACTTATCGAGAAGCCATAATGAATAGATGCGGTGCCAGTTGGATTTATCTAGTTTTGTCTGTCTCCAGAACCAAGATAACAACGAATTTTCCTCTATCTCCTGAGGATGCAGACATGATCATGATGAGTTACACATATGGCCTAATGATCAAAGAAAGAATCATGCAGTTGGGAGTACGGCTTGATCATGATGATGAGGATTTTCGAGTGAAGGAACAAATAAGACAGAACTTGTTTTCTGAGATCAACAAGGAGGGAGTTGACACCCAGGATGATCTTTTTATGGATGAGGAGTTTCTAATGAAGACTAGAGAAGTAGACATCACCGACTATTTGTTACCAGTGATAAGTGATGCTCAGGAAGACTTCTATTACAAAACTTCTCCTAACTATAAACAATTTGATGTGAGGCAGTTCATCCAGAAAAATTATGCCAACCCTGAGATAACATATAAGGAGCTCCCAAGAGCGAACTTAGCAGCTGTTGTTAACTTTCCCTGCTGCATAATGTTCCCTACTTATGAAATGGATAACTCGCAATATGGTATGACAGAACCCATAGAATTCGATGATGGACCTTACGCGAGATTCTGGTCAGAAATGAGGAACCAGATGTTAACACTAGCTCAAGATGATGAAACACAGAATCAGTTGGAAAACCTCAGAACAGATAAAACGATGGACTACAGAATAGACACTGCAGAAAAATACCGATCAAAGGAATTTTTAGAAAAAGGTAGAGTGAAGGTCACTATGAATTATCATGATGAAGAATATTTCGCACGAAGAGGCTTAAATGGCAAGAAACACAAAGATGATTACCATGTCTTAGAAGAGAGATCTAAAGCAAAGCTAGGATATCACTGGGATACGGATACTGTTGACATTGAAAATTTTATCAATAGAACTGACATGTTTGATGAAGTGGATCATGTCAATCCAATCTCTAGGATTCTTGATCCATTATACTCACAGTACTTCTCGCAAATTGAGGGTCAGTCTGCTCACAAATTTAAACAATTCTTGTCAACGAAACTAGGTTTTATGACTAGCTTCATTTCTTCTCTTGCAGCAGAATTAAACATTAATATTAGAAAGCCAACAAAGGGGAAAGAATGGATCCTAACATACAATAGAACGTTTAACTTCTCAGTAGCAATAAAGAACACAGGATCCAACAAGCATAGCTTTTTCTCAGTTCTAATTCCTAAAAACAGAGTTGATGAGGTTCAGGGTTTACCATTTGCTGAATGGATAGATTTAGGCAATTACTATTGCTCAGAATTATTCTCAACAAGAGCTCATGATCTATCAATGCATGTTGGCATGATAACCAAAGTCTTTACCACTTACATGATAATGACAGACGTGCTCAATGAAGAAGCAACATTGAGGAATGATTTCCGTTTTATGCCAGAAGTGCTATCTGCTTTCTTAATCTCAATGGAAAACAAGGAGAAGACATCGGCACCTCTTCAAAATGTAAGATACATGTACATGGATTTATTGACAACAATGCCATCTAATAGTGATCCTTTCAAAGTTTTCACTAAGTTTGACTCTATCATTAGGAATAGGCTGATTTTGTATTTCATGAAGAAACTAGTTATTGCTTTTGAGATAATGGTAAAGAATAAGAAAGATCAGGATATGATGCTGTTCAAGAGATTTGATGATGAACTAGACGAAGATGATGAGAACCCAGAAAAAGAAATAGAGTCAGAAATCAGAGTACCCACATCTCAGGATTCAGTGACAGGTATGATATCTTTTATATCATTGAAGCCCCTAAAGACTTATGAGGAAGCATTGAATTTATCATATATGGGAGTATTCCATGAAAAAGACAAGGCAGTAGAAGATCAGGGATTCTTAAAGATATTCTCAAAAGTCATCAAAGAAGAAGTGAAAATGAGACCTGATCAATCAGATGTCCTTAAGATGGGGAAAAATGCTAATGAAAGAAGCTGGTCCAATGATCATCCAAAGTCATACAAATCACACGAATTCTCTGTACCACATGTTAGAGCCATTGGTAAGATGATAAAATCAAAATTGAGAAGTATGGGAACAACACCATTATCTCTGAGGGATATCATTATGACCAATTTATCTAGAGTGTGTTTTGAGGAGCTAGCGACTTTTAAAGCTAGTGCTGAATATAAAGATTACACTTCAGGAGATCTACCATTCTTTGGTTATAAGCAACACAAGAGAAGAAAGTGTTTGTCAGCCATACTTTCTCTTATGGAAGAAATAGGATCACAGGGTAGGTGTCCATTTTCTTCATTTAAGAAACTATTTAAGTTATTCAAACAGTATGGAGGTCTGATTGCTAATCTCTTTAAGAAGAATCAGCTAACAGGTCTAAGAGAAATCTTTGTGTTATACATCCATGCAAGAGTGGTGGTTAATTTCTTAGAGACTGTCTCAAGATCAATATGCGAATTGATGCCTAACGAATATCTTACAAAAGGCACTGAGAAAGCTGGAGCAATACACACACATTATAGTTCTGTGGCAGCTCAAATGAAATACAGAATCGGGGATGAAGAAGTAAAAACTGAGACTGTTTGTGATTCCGCAGATGCAACAACATGGTGCCAAAGATTTGTCATGCCAACTTTCGGCATTATGTTCGACGAGATTTTTGGAACTGAGTGGCCAGAAATGAATCACACACTGATAAGTATTCTGAATGAAGTAACCTTCAAAAGATTAGAATTACCTGAGAAGATGCTGAAGATTTTCATGAAAAATCCCGATGTGTTCAGCCCAGAAGACGAAGGAATGAATGAACTAAAGAGGCAATTTTTGAACATTTCTGATAAAAATGACTTAAACAAAGGGTTTTCTATGTTCCTCAATAATAGATCTAACTTTATGCAAGGTATCTTACACTATACGAGCAGTTTGATTCACAGTGGTCATCTACTGCTTGTATCTAGTTGGATTAGTAAAATGTCTGAAGTTCGTTTTGGCAAGGATGTTAAAATGATAACAACCACTCTATGTAGTTCTGATGATGCAACTAGAATAACCACTGCTTTGTTTAAGAAGAATAATGCAAAATTGCACAAGAGAGTAATCATGTTCCTTGTCTTCACATCTTCGTTGTTGAAAATGTCGTATCCTTTGTTCACGGCTCAGCTAAGTCATGAAAAGTCAACATTAGCTAATCTAACTAAAGTGTGTGAATTCAATTCAGTTTGGTATTTCAGGAACACCATTTTGACACCAAAGATTAAATGGGCTTTCGCGGCAATGCAATACAAATCATCTTCTTCTGCAGTAGAAAGGCAATTGCAAGATCATAACTTAATCAATGACCTGATATCAAATGGTTGTTCAACTGAAGTGGCGAATGATGTTCAATTTGCATGTGCTATTAATCATTATGATTGTTGTGGACTATTAACACAAAGCCGCAATGTGATGCGAGCATTGTTGAGTGAAATGGCAATTAGTGCACACCCAATGGCTTATTTCTACTTTTTAAGTAATCCAAAAACTTCTACTGTGCTTGGATACCAATATACAAAATACTGGAACCTTAAGCAATTTGAATTCGCAAGGAGAACTGAATTGCTTTCCAGAAAAAGTCTAATAGGAGAAACTACTGATATTGGTGGTAGATCATATGCTGTAAAACTAAGAGTGGGATCTAGCCATAAATATTATAAATTTATCACAAAAGAAATTCCAATTGATAAAGAATCAATAGAAGATGAGATTCTAAGAGATCCTGAGTTCATGTTTAGGCCTTCTAAATCTGCAGAAGAAGAGAAAATGAAGATCATGATGAAAGCTCATTCTCCTGGAGCAGAGAAGTCATTTTCATTTGATTCAGGATCGAAACAGCACATGATCTCTTCTTATATAGTATCAAAGCCTTGCATTAGTGTTAGCTCTAAAGACAGATCCTTTAAATGTAGTTTGGCTTACTTAACTAAGATGATATTGGACAAAATCATAAGAGAAGATGAGACAAAGTTTGAATTTACATATGCACAATTCCCTCAGATGGATCTGTATGAAAGACTTGAGGATGTCCTTAAGGAAACTATAGAAATTAAAACTACAGCCAGATCAAGGAAAATAAAGACAAAGATCAGACTTCCTAAAAGCAAGATGGAGAGCATTAATCCATTGAAAGATGTTTTATCCACTCTCTGGTTTTCACAGGATCCTAGATCAAGTAGAGCTATGTACAGATTATCATTGCAGACATACAAGCAAGAATACCCGTGGATAACTGATGGATTCCATACTTCATGGAAAGCTTTCTCAGATCTCTACGGTAGAATCATGCCATCCGAGTTTGTAACCTTTATAACAAATTCAGAAGAAAGAGAGCCAACAATCGAATTTTTGCATTCTGGCCGAAAAAGAGTGGGTGCTTTTAGTACATTGCAAGAATGTTTGTTTAAGAACTACAGCAAGAGGTCAATGTTGTCTAACATAAACGCGAAAATAATTAGAGAGAGAATGAGAAGCACAAACTTAGACGATGAGACTTTTAATAGATCCATGATTGACCTCCAGAACCTTTTAGATGAGATTGAGACCTGTCTGGCAAGAGCTAAGACTGTAATTTCTGAATATGATAGATTACTAATGATGAACTGGGCCATAAAAAGACAAAACATGATAACACTGATGGAAATCGATGATCGCGTTTTGTCTAAGATAAATAGAAAATCCCATGCTTTACTAATTATGACAGCTGTTAATCAAAAGCCTAGAATGCAACTCGATGAAGCTGAGATAATGCATCTAACAAACCTATATCAAAGAATGAATCAAGGAGTAATGATTTGGTATAAACAGGTACAAAAGAAACAGGGAGATCAGTATATTGGTGATGGATTGGTCGACCTAAAATTTCCGACAGCGAGCATGACATTAAGAATCAAAGGTAATGTAGTCACAGAGATATTTTCATCAAAGAAAAGCAAAGTTGGCTTTTACTCAAATGAATTGACACACATCATAACCAGTACTTTGGCATGTGTGACTAGGACTGAATTATTTTCTGCTGAGTATTCTTGCCCAGCTTTAACTATCATAGGGAAAAGAGGCATTTACAAAGAAAATTCTCACACTGGAACTCCTGTGAGAGACTTGAAACATGAGATCATAGAGCCTAGATCAACAACTTTTCATTTACATTTGAATAGAGCTGCTGATTTAGTGCTTAGAATAATGACTGGAGTAGTAGAGGGTGACTCATTGAGAGTAAATGCCAAGAATAAAATACATGATCTTGTTCCAGATGTACCACCAACCGGAATAACAAGATACAATAAAGAATGGATAGACAACAAACCATTCAGCGCAAGATCCATAAGATCTATGCTAGATGATGCTGAAGAAACAGAAGAAATCAAAGATTGGATTAGAGCATCTCTGTCATCGAGGTTGATGATTAAAAATTATAACATCAACAAGTTAACTAGCTTAGATAAGTTCTTTCCAAGAGAAGAGGAAGATGATGATGTTAGGATGACCTTTGAAGAGGATATCATAGAAGCACCTTTCTCTGAAACTGAATACTTAAATATGGCAGATTCTAATATATCGGACTTAGATTTCTTCATTGAATGTACCACAATAGATAATAATGATTTCTTTAAAGATTCTGATTTCATAGAAGTCGAGAATCCAGATGTCTATGGTTACTCAAACAAAATAAGAATCACAGCCAAGTCATCATACTTCTTTGCCTCCTGCTCTTGGGATAAGTTCATTCTCACCACAGAGAAAATTTATAAAAAGAGAATTGATGAAATTGCAAGTTCCGGGTACCCTGATGATTTCACTCCTGACATGATTAGATTGGCCAATATAATGAATTGGAGGCATGAGTCTGAGTTCGAGCCTGAAGAATCTTATGACTCGGATGTGGAAGAATATGGGCTGTAGCTTCATTACACTGGACAAACTCACACATTACCCTCAAAGAATCACACTTTTTATCATACAGCTGTTTCTGATGTTTTGATAATTGGTAGGTCC